TGGAAATCAACATATTTAATTTCAAATAGTGATTTAGTTTTCTCTAAATATATTAAATCTCCTTCAGAAGGCCTTGTTGTTTGTGTAAAGGTACCTCCAGAAGTCAGTACCATGTCTTCCCAACGTCTTTTTGCCATTACAAAGGTTGCTTGATCTCTAACTTCTAATCCAAACCTTGTAAATATATCTCCCTGTCCTTCGTATCCATTTACATTGTCCAAATACATTTCCAAAGGATATGCTTGTGTAAATTTAGACAGCTCGTCCTCATCAAAGATCGTATCTTTGTTGACTAGTGTCCTAGGTAGGTAATAGGCGTCGTGGCCGTAGATTTTAAGACTTTCTATGATTAAGTCTTCAACTAATCTTTGTTCGTTTGTTTGTCCTTGTCCTTGGCCTGATTGGAAATAAAAGTTTGTAGGCATTTCACTATCCTATCATAAATTGTGGGGGCAGTTCATAACTCTTCTGCATCTGCTCTTCTATAACCGTTATCTCCTGTGTTGCTTCTTGAAATATTTGATCGCCGTTCAAGGTAACACCGCCTGGCATTTGTATCCCTGAGAACTTGCTCATGTTAGAGCCCCATTGTCTTTTAATTAAAGCAGTGGCGTATTTCTTAAGAAACATATCGTCATATACCTCTGGGTATGATGACGGGTCTAGTAAAGCCCATGCTTCTGCTACTAAATAATCACCTGGGTTAAATGTTTTATCCCAGTCTGTGTCCATGTATAGCCTGTCTGTTTTTCTATTCCAACGTATTTGTCTACTGCCTGCTAAAAGCATTTCCAATGTAGTTAAATGACTTTGGACCACAGTATAATAAATCATATCTGCTCCCATTAAATTATATAAGTCATTCATTCTAAATTGATACATTAAGTCAAACAATTCTCCATCTCTGGATACGTTGGTTGCTGCACCACCAAAGTTAAATACCTTTGTGATGCCTAATATATTATTACTAATAGGGACATATCCATTTTCGATATCTCCCAGTGTATAGAAAGTGGTGGGGTGTAATGTGGCAACCGATCCGGATACACTTCCAGTTATTTGTTCGCTTGCTACAAAATCTGCACTCCCCGTGTCCATCTTTTCTATTGTAATGTCCTGGCCTGAGCCCGACACTACCTTTGCGAGGGCGCCACTTGTGCCACCCTCGATCTTTTCGTTTTTTTGGAAGTTTGCTGCTACATTAGTTGTCAAATGTACTTTGGAACCTGTGATTGCATGCTTGACAAAAGTCCTTTCGACGCCATCGAAATGATATTCTTGCCAGAATTGGATGGCATCATCGACTCTATCCGAGACTTGTTGCTCATCCACATTTATTTCTATCACAGGAGCTCCAAGTCTCCTTAGACAATAATCCTGTAGATCCGTTCTACTAGCTAAAGCCATAATCTACTCCTAGTTCAGTAAAGTACCGGCTGCGTTGTATATCGCTGTTCCTGTTATGGTAGCAGTAGAGCCTTCGCCCTGTGAATGAGAAACAGTAATACCATTTCCTCCACTTACTTGCGCCATGTAATTTCCTGTCGTATCTGTTCCTAAAGCAACACTATTGGCTTGTATTGTAGCTACACCTGTAACGTTTCCTGTGCCATCAAACGATGCTGATGTCCAAACTACGTCACCTGTCATACCTACTGTTCGTGCCGTTGCTAGTGCTGTTGCTGTGCCTGCAAGTCCAGTAGTGTCTTGGTTTAATGTTCCTACCACTAAATCTACTGTATTATCAGCATCTTGATAAGTTGCTGTAATACCTGTTTCAGTGTTAGAACTAAACATAGCTCCTACTGTGTCTGACACAACCTCACTTAGATCTATGTTGGCTGAGCCGTCAAAAGATACTCCGTGAATTGTTCTAGCTGTTGCTAAAGTTGTTGCAGTGGCTGCTAAGCCTACTGCTATATTGGCTGTTCCATCAAAAGATGTCCCACCAATTGTTCTTGCTGTTTCTAATGCTGTTGCTGTTGCTGCATTTCCTGTGGTAGATCCTGAAGATCCACTTACATTTCCTGTAACGTTACCTGTCAAAGCTCCTGCAAACAATGTTGATGTTAGTAAACCAGAGCTAGGATTATATGTTAATCCTGTATCTGTTTCTATACCTTGTCCGCCTGTTGCTCCGTCTACGAATGTAGGGTAAGTTGTTTCGTCTGTACTATTATTAGCACTAGCCGTAACATTTGTTGCAGTTGTAGCTGTTGTAGCTGTATCTGCATTACCTGTTAAATCGCCTGTAACGTCTCCTTCTAAGTTTGCTACTAAGGTGCCTGCAGTAATTGTTAAATTACCTGTACTTGCACCCGTAAAAGATCCTGTTCCTACTGTGAATTTATCTGCACTCTCATCATAACCGATGAACGCATTATCTGCACTACCTCGTTCTATAACTAGACCGGCATCATTACCAGGTGTCCCTGATGTGCCGTTTGCTAATTCAATCAGCGCGTCTGAAATAAGTGAGTTAGTTGAAGCTAAAGTTGTGGTTGTACCATTAACTGTTAAGTCTCCGCTAACTGTTACATCTGCGAATTGAACATCAGAGCTTGTTGCTACTGCTTGTCCTATTGCTATTGTTGCTGTTGAACCTTCTGCTGGAGTATGTGTTACTGTAACACCTGTTCCTGCAGACGCGTCTGTCATATAATTTCCTGTTGTATCAGTTCCTAGGGCGACACTATTTGCTGCTATAGTTAATGCTGTTGCAACATTTGCAGAGCCATCAACTGAACCTGTGCCTGTAACATCACCTGTAAAGGATAATGTTCTAGCAGTTGTCCAGGAAGCTGCTGTTCCTGTTGTATTCTGATTAAGTGTTCCTACTGTAAAGTCTAAAGTTCCGTCTCCGTCTTCATACGCTACTGTAATACCACTTTCAGTATTTGAGCTAACCATTGCTCCAACAGTATCTTGTACTACTTCAGTTAAATCTATGTTGGCACTACCATCAAATGATACGCCATGGATAGTCCTTGCACTTGCTAAAGTTGTTGCCGTAGCTGCTAAAGCTACTGCTATATTGGCCGTACCATCAAAAGATGTTCCACCAATAGTTCTAGCATTTTGTAAGGCCGTCGCTGTTGCTGCGTTACCCGTAGTCGATCCTGAGGATCCACTTACGTTACCCGTTACATTTCCTGTCAATGCTGCTGCAACTGATGTAGTAGTTAGCAAACCTGAACTTGGATTATATGTTAATCCGGTATCTGATTCTGCTCCCTGACTTCCTGTTGCTCCATCTGCAAAGATAGGATAAACTGTTTCGTCTGTACTGTTGTTAGCAGTAACTGTGATGTTATCTGCTGTTCCTGTAGTGTCTTGGTTTAGTGTACCAACTGCAATTGTTGTTGCTGATATACTTAACCCTGTCCCAACAGTTAACCATTGTGAGGCTCCTGCTGAGTCGTCCCAAAAGACAATCCTGTCTGCGTTGGGATCTGATAAACTTTCAATTCCTAAGTGAGATAAACTAACCGTTGCACTTCCACTTGTCGCACCACCTGCTAATCCTGTTCCTGCTACGACCGCTGTAATGTCTCCCGAACTTAATTCGGAATACCTGGCAAGTCTAATCCCGCCTTGTGTTGAGCCGTCATGCAGTCTAACATGATCTAAAGTAGTATCGACGGAAATTTCGCCTTCAGCACCAGTGAACGCGTCGTTTTGGACTGTCGTTCCCCTTCTAAATTGTACTTGTGTTGGCATTGTTTTCTCCTATTTAATATGTTCCGCCATCTATTGTACCGGATACATTCCCGCCAGGAATGTTTCCAGAAATATTAGCAGCCGAAGCGAGCATCATCTCGGTTCCGCCTGCTGTGCTTCCATCGTGGACCCTAATAGCATTGTTAGTAGTATTCACAGAAATTTCACCTGCCGCACCTGTGAACGCATTGTTCTGGGCTGCTGTGCCTCTTCTAAATTGTACTGTAACTGCCATTTGTTTTCCTCTATATTATTGGTTATGAAAAAGCGCCTAAGTCTTCAGTAGCGACCCGCATTTTAATAGTAGGATTAACCGAAGTGTAATCTCCTTTCAGATCGTAGATTTTGTCTACTAACTGTCCAAAGGCATCTTCACTTAATGCGTTTGCAACACTACCATAGTCTCCCGTTGGGAATACTAAGGATAAGTCTGCTTCAACATAGTTAGCAACGTTAATAATGGAATCGCTTGAATCCCTAACGTAGATCTTTTTATCTGCTGTATTTAATGCAACTTCTCCGACTGCGAGATCTGAGGTTGTTGGTGCATCATCTGCAGTTTCAGACTTTTTGATCTTAATTACTATTGCCATGTTATTTCTCCTCTATAAATTGTCCAGATGCGTCTCTTGATTTTTGTGAACCTGGCCTTTGGTTAACCTTCATTTTTGGTTTAGGTTCAGGGGCAGGTGTAGGTGCTGTTTCAACTTCGGCTTGTCCGAAATCTCCACCGTCCGCTTGCACCTGCTGTTCCTGTTGTGCCTTGGCCACATTTGCTGTCTCCAAAAGACTTAATCTAGTTTTTAATAAAATGTTTTCCGCTTGTAACTCGTTGACTTTCGCCGCTAAGTTTTTAATATATTCATTAATCAATTCACTTTGATCATTATTTTGTGTCATTGTCATTCCCTATAATTTAAATTTAGTATGTTCCGCCGCTTATTACGTTGGTCCATGCTGGTGTCCCACTATTAGAATACATGATATAAGTATCGGTACCTGCTGCAGTTGCTTGTATAGCTCCTGTGCCGTTACCATATAGTACACCATTACTTGTAAAAGTGCCTACTCCTGTACCACCATCTGCTACTACTAAATCAGTAATACCTGTTATGGTACCACCTGTAATTGTAGCTGAGCTGCTTTCTAGGTTTGCTACAAGTGTTGCTACTGCATAACCTGTACCACCTGTATTAACAGTTGTAGTTGGAGCTGCTTGGTTGTCTTTAAAGAGTTTCCACTTACCTGAATCGGAAGCGTCTCTAAATAGACCACCATATAAATCTTGTGAACCCGATGTATCAAATAAGCCGTATAAACCAATATCAACAGCGTCTGAGCTGTTATTACCGGAAGCTAATATGATCAATGGATCTGCAACACTTAAGGTTGTGGAATCAACTGTTGTAGTTGTTCCTGATACTGTTAAATTACCACCAATTGTTACATTGTTAGGTAATCCAATAGTTATCTTGTTGTTTGAAACGGTTGTTTCAATTTCATTGGCTGTTCCGTCAAATTCTAAGGTATCTGTTCCCACCGTTACGGTGTCATTTGAACCTGAATCTGCTCCAATTGTCAGTACTGAACTTGTTGCTGCTGTAGTGGCCGCTGTTATACGTCCTTGAGCATCAATAGTTATTACTGGAATGGCCGAACTTGAACCATAAGCTGCAGCTGTTACTGCTGTGTTATCTAGAGTAGCTGTAACTGTTGTACCGGATGCACTTGTAGAAATACCTGTGCCCCCTGCAATAGTTAAAGATTCTGAATCTAAATCAACATCAATAGTACCGGAGTCAGACGTTACGTCCATATCCTGTGCTGTTACTTGTGAATCAACGTAAGCTTTTACAGATTGCTGTGTTGGAATTAACGTAGCAGAGTTTGAAGCCATATTGTCTTCATCAACCCATGCTGTTACCGTTACTGATCCATCACTAAGCGATCCGAAAGTTACTGTTCCTGCGGAAAAATTACCACTTCCATCTCTTTTAACAAGAGTGGAGGCAGTATTTGCTGTAGCTGCGTTATCAATAAGATCGGTGTAGTATTTACCACCAATCTCTTGTATTACTTCCGACCCACCTGAGTCAATAGAACTAATATAGAGCTTAGCGGCTGCACCACTGCCTGATCTATCTTCTGAATACGCTAATTCAGCTTCAACCAAATCACCTGTTGCAGGAGCTGCTGAGCCCGTGCTTCGTTTAATTTGAATTGTTGTTGCCATTTAATTTCTCCTAGTTAAATGTTTTGTTATTGTGACTAAAATGTCCCACCATCGATAGTAGTAGGGGCTGCTGCAGTTAATATCTGAGCCACCCACTTGTTTACTGTCGTATCATAAACTAATGTATAACCATCTTGTACACCAGATGTATCTACACTTGATAGATCATCTAATGAAGTACCCACTCTGGCAGAAGTAGTCTGTGTTGTAACAACACGCGCGGCTCCTAAACCTACGTTTACTTTCAGTCCGGACTGCGGTGTAACTGTTACTGCCATCTATCCTCCTATGCTGCCTTTGTTACCTGTGGGGTTACTGTTACGAGGCCTTCTAATACTCTAAGAGTTTCCACAGGATCTGTTCCTGTGATCTCTACATCATAAACAAACCGGCCTGCTTTAACTGATGTTGTCTCAGCTGCCGTCAATGAGATTGTTACTTCCCCTGTAGCGTCTACTTTTGCCGTAGTAAAGGACGTTGCAGTCGATGCCTCGTATGATTTTCTCATTTGTGATGCTATTGTATAATTCGCTAAGTTCTTTGCTGAATTATCATCATTCGTAAGATTAATCGTCAGACTAAACGTCGTACCTTGGTCAATAGTTATGTTTTGTACAGTGGCCATCTCGCAATCTCTAAAAAATGTTATTTATCTTATTTATAAATATTAACTATTACAATGAAAACTATTTTAACATTAAAATATGGTGACAAATATGATGCGAATGCCGTCAATTCAATCTATGAACATACCGAAGGCCAATATAATTATGTTTGTGTAACAGATGATCCAAAGAATTTGGATCCTAATATACAAGTTATTTATATGGAAGATGAACCCGACCCAGGGTGTATGGAGAAATTAAATTTATTTAAATATAATGACCTCGGAACCATACTATATTTAGACTTAGACGTTAGAATACAAAAGCCAATTGATCATTTGTTTGATCTATACCAAGAAAACCCTTTAATAATATGGACCTGGTGGAAAGATAAAGGGCTTGATCAATTGAATATTCACGATTTTCCGTATAGATCAGACTATCCACTAAGTAATTTCAACTCAAGCGTAATGCTTTGGGAAGACCTTACCTATATTTACGAATATTACAATAAGAAAAAGGATGAATATATAGTAAAGTATCCTAATGGAGATGATACGTTTTTATATCATGAAGGATTTACTTTTGAACATTTACCTGAACATGAAGTATATTCATATCTGTTTTCAGGGAGGAAATATAGACCTGAATACTCGATATGTATATTAAATGGGCTAGATCACTGGCCGGAGATTGAAGAAGAATATGATGAACTTTGTTTGCATCAAGTGGGGCACTAAATACTCACCCAAATATGTAAATAACCTGTACCGT